TCAGGGTTTCCTTTTTGGTAAAATCCCCTAAACCAAATATGAATATTCTCTCTGATATATTGTTCGTAAATTGACGGACCTCGGAGTTCACAAAAATCAAGCATAATTTGTGATTCCTCGTCGTCCGATCCCGACGATTGACCTTCAACATCACTTTTATTTTGAAGGTTCGTAAAATCTGCTAGATTACCATCGTCCTCAACGATTAACGCTTGGGAGATCTTCCCAGTGAACTTATCTATTTTTAATTGTATTTTTAACTCTTTGGTCTCGGATTCTCCTATTGTAATTGTCTCCTCTGGCTCGATTTTCAGTCTTTCCCCTCCATTTGCGTAGTCATAAACATAACCTTCATTAAATTCTACTGTAAAACTATTGGGGCTGTCTGGTTCAAATTTTGGCATAAGGGGCATATGATGCACCAACCAAGAAGCGTGGTTATGATTTATTCCTTCTTTATGTAAGGTCTTAGAATCCATTATGCGTTGAGTATGTTAATAATTTTACCATCTTCCCCGAGAAAATATAATTCGTCGAAACTATTAAAAGAGGGGTAATTTACTGTTTTGATTTCCTTCTTTAAATCTTCTGGGTCGTTGCAAAAAAAATATTTACGACCTCCAGACTTTATTGTCCCATCAGGCCATAAATATTCTTTTTCTACGAAATAACAATCTTTCAGTTGAGTATTATGCCAAGTTTCTATGTAAGCGAATTGATTTTCGAAATCATGTCTTTTAGTTTCGATACATAAATTTTTTTTGACTATAGTTTTCACTAAAAGATTTTATGCAAAATTGATTAAAAAATCAATCACTCTTTTCCTCCTCAGATCCTTCTTTCTCAGCTCCTTCTTTATTCTTTCCCTCTTTTTTCATCTTCTCGATGATCTTTTTCTGAAGCGCAGGAGGAAGCTTCTTTTGCTTTTCGGTAAGTTCTCCCTTGCTATCGTCCATCATCATAGCTCGCATTTTACCATATTGTACTGCACAAGCACTGTAAGTTTCTTTGTCTCCCATCCCAGCAGTATCTGTAAATGTCTTATCTTCCATAGCACACATGCTCATATACGATTTATAAACAGAAGCCTCTGCCTCCGAATACTTCTTAGCGATAGTAACTTCCATTTCTCCAGCATTATTAACGCTAACCTGACTTTCTAAGGGGTTTTTAAAATTGTCCATAGTATAATTTGATTATACTATTATAATACACTAGAAACATTAAATAAATGGGAAAAGTCGCCTTCTTGAATTTAACAATAAATTCTTTTAATCAGAACAAACTTTGGACAACTTTCTTTAACGAGGGTGATATTAACTCATTTAATTTGTATATTCATCCTAAAGAGAGAAAATCTAGCGTATTTTCCGATTATTACGTCGATAACATAGTACCGACAAGTTGGGGTCACTTTTCATTAGTTGAGGCTACGATAGAGTTAATGAAAGCAGGTTTAGAGGATCAGGAGAATGAATACTTCACCTTAATTAGCGATTCTCATTTCCCCCTGTATGATTTAGATACCACAGTGGACTTGATCAAAAAAAAGTATAAAAAAACAACTTTCGCCAAACATTTTAGTTTCCATACAAAAGTTAAGAGTCAAATGATTTTTAGGGAGGGGATCAAAGGCTACAATTTTGGGGAGTATAATGCTGTTTGTCAGTTTTTTGTTTGCCGTAGGAAGGATGTGGAAACATTTATCAAGACTTTTGAACACTGGTCTCAATTCTTTGTGAAAGAAAAGGTTATTTTTGCTGATGAGTTTTATTTTTGGGGAGTAGCCAAGCAGTTAGGAATGGATTTTGAAATGGGCCAAGCAACAACTTACTCTGATTGGAGTATAAGGAAAGATTCGATTGGCAATATAAATAGGAATCCGAGGGCTTTTAAGAAAATTAGCAAAGGAATGGTTGACACTTATCGCAAAAATGGGTACATCTTTGTCAGGAAGATCATGCCTTCCACTTTTGTGATGGTAGATCCTTCGAATTATTAATTGAAAAAAATGCAAAATACGGTAGAATTATTAGGATACTATGGTAGTGATGAAGTTATTGCTTGTAGTGCTTGGACATCAACTTCAAGAGACTTAGATGAAAAGAAAAGAGAGAGAATTCCGAAGCTCATCGACATGCTTTGGAGCCACGGACACGAAACCCCTTTTGAAAAAGGTAGCGTCCATTTCCTTATTGATTGCGATATTGCCAGTCATATTCATTTACTTAAGCATAGATTATCTTCGCTCAATGCAGAGTCGGCACGATACAAAGAACTAAAAGAGGATAAAACCTTTATTCCTGATGATTGGCCAGAGTTCTGGCAGGAACAATTAAAACAATACACTGCGGATGGTAATAGACTTTACCACAAGTGCCTTGTTGATCTTGAACCAGAGCTAGGACGCAAACGAGCAAAAGAATCCGCACGGTTCTTTAAGACTTACAATAGCCGCATTCAAGCAGACGTTCAATTTAATATGAGAAGCTTTGCAAACTTTATTAAATTGCGTAAGAGTGAACAGGCCCAAAAAGAAATTAGAGAAATAGCAGAGAAAATGCTTGATTTGGTTGAGAATATCGAAGATAATCCATTTAAGCACACTTTAAATAGTTGGGGTTATTAAATTATGAAAATTAAAAAGACTGAGGTCCGTCCTTTGCAACAGGTTCGAACTTACCAATTAGAGGATGAGGATATTATTGATATCTTTGGTTCTATAGAGAGATTTAAGCAGGTTATTGGGATAGATGGTTCTGGAGGTGAGCCTACAGAAGAGGAGGGTGAAATGGCATCTGACCTCCTTAGCCATTCCCCAGTAGAAGAAGATAATATTATGGGTAATATTGAAGAGTCATTTTTTGAATACGAATAAGTCAGGTTCAAAGATGAAGACACAATTCCAAAATAAAGGATTTGAGGTAGTAAAGGGCTTTATCTATGCTCCCTTTGCAAGTTACTTTAGAAATTATTTTTCTCTTATCGCGCAGAATGAACCTAATTTAACAGGAGATGGTCAAGCTCCTAATTCTCGTGTTCTTTATGGAGACCCTGCATTTGATACCTTGATGGCTTGTTCAACGCAGAGTGTGGAACAAATAGTTGGTAAGAAGTTAATTCCACAATATACCTATGCAAGAATATATAATAATGGTTCTGTTTTAAAAAGACATCTGGACAGAGACGAGTGTGAATACTCAGTTACCCTATGCTTGGGAGGAAGATATGATAAGCAATGGCCCATATGGTTAAAAGATTATGATGGTAATGAGCACGAGGTTCCACTTGATGAAGGGGACTGCGTAGTCTACTCAGGAACTAAGTTAGAACACTGGAGAGAGAAGTTCGAAGGGGACAAACAATATCAGGTATTTATGCATTATGTTGACTCAGAGGGGAAATATAAAGATAGAATTTATGATGGCAGACTTAATCTTGGATTACAATCGAAACACAAATAAGGTATGAGTGAGGAGGTAAGACAGTGCTGGCGCGTGTGGCCCGGTGAAATAAATGATAAGACTATTGATCGCATTTTAAATGAGGTTAAAGTCCCTGCTTGTGTTGGAAAGTTGACAGGAGGAGGATACAAACCAGAAGTAAGAAGGAGTAAGGTCTCATTCATTAAAGTTCCGTGGATTTTAGATACTCTTTATAACTATGTGAATCATGCAAACACAGTGGCATTTAATGTGAACCTTTATAAATTAGCAGATGTACAGTATACAGAATATCATGCTGAACAAGAGGGTCATTATGGGTGGCATAGCGACTGTTCTTGGCGGAGAAATGATGGATTAGACAGGAAATTATCTATCGTAATCCAACTTTCAGATCCATCTGAATATGAAGGTGGGTCGTTTGAATTTAGTGAAGTAAGCGCACCAAGCGAAAATCTCTTGAAACCTAAAGGTTCGGTATTGGTATTCCCTAGCTACCAATATCACAGAGTGACCCCAGTTACCAAAGGCGTTAGGAAATCTTTAGTTGCTTGGTTTGATGGGCCAAAATGGGTGTAGAGGTGCTAAATAATAATAAATTTAGCTGTTGACAATCTGAATACAAATAGTGTAATAACAATTCATGAAGATAACAGGCAAGCAGGAAGTCGAAATTGAGATCTCTGAGGGGCAAAGGCATTTGATTGCTCTTGATTATATTTCAGAGGTATTTGATTGGGACTCAGACTACTTTATCGAGGCTGGTTGGGTGATTAAGCGTGATATAGCTCACACCTCACACGCATTTGAGATTAAGAATAAAGTGAGGGAGGCTACTAAGCAGGATCAATTCTTGTATGACATCTTTAAAACTTTGAAAAGGCAGGTTTTCTAGTCTTTTTGTTGGCCTTTGGCTCTTTCGATTTGATCACTGGTAGGCGCACCTTTGTCGCCTTTCTTCTTCATCTTTTCACCAGAGCCTCTCTTTATTCGCTCTTTCTTTTTCCTGATATTCTCCCAGAGACTACTATCAGACTTCTCTTTTTCTTTTAAGATCTCGTCATGACGTTTCATAAATGTTTCATGATCAGGCCCAGCCATATACAAAGTTTTACCGTCTTTTGTTTTATGAGGGTGTATCCCTTTTAGTCCCATTTTTTTTGCATCTTCTAAAGCCTCTTCTTTTGTTTCGAAGTAGTGTTTTTTAACATTGGGGGAAGCCTTAGAAAAAAATAAAGCACAATCGTCTTCATTACTGACAATTACAGAAGCCTTACTTTCAGCCTCTTCAAATTGAGAATAGCAAACAGCAGCTCTTTGCTTACTATCTTTGAATTCTTCTTTATCTGAAAGGTCTACCATACAACGACTAATAAAATCAGACTTTTTTTCTCCGCTCTTGGGATTTGGTAAAGGCATAATATATATTACACAAAAAAGTCCCAAGTTTAAACAGGATTTTGCCAAATAAGGGGATGGTAGATTTGCTTATGAAAAATAATATTCGACGGCATCATTGGAAATCGGAAATGAATAAGAAAAATCTAATGTGGCATTCCCGTCTAAATCATGAGAGTGATTTACAGATTGTAAAAAACAATCGTGAACTACTAAATTTAAATTAGGATTTGCAGAAGCTGATCCTAATACAGTTTCAGGAATTAAAAATGTGAAGTTTCCTTTGTCAGTCACGAGCGCTGATAAATCTAATGTATCTTCAACTTTATTTTTAATTATGGACATCTCTAAAGATCCTTGAGCTGGTAACACTGGGGATCTTCTTTTCGCTCCTCGTTCTCCAACTCTAGTCGTGGGCGCTCTCTGTATACCGACAGAAATGGACGCAGATTGAATGGGATAGTCTGTAGAATTTATTCCTTCAGTTAGGGTCGTGGTTAGAGTTATGTCTTGTGGGCGAAAGACATTAAATTTACTTGAGTCTAAATCTAAATCTACTAAAGAGTTGCCTTCACTGACTGATAAAGAGTCGCACTCGTATCCATAATTTCCAATAGCAAGATCCCCGATAGAGAAGTCTAAAGAAAAATTAGTTAGGTTCGCTTTTGAAAAAGTCGTTCTAGCAGTCGAGTCTTTTAACTGAATAGTTGACTCATCTGAACTTAAAAACTTTAAGTAGTTCCCAGTTTTACCTAAAACATGATTGTTGACTATAAATCTCATAGACACTTCAATAGGTTGGTCTGCGATTAAAACATGATCTTCTGTTTTATAAGACCCAAGTTTCCTTATTTCTTGAACATTTTTGGGATTCTGATATCTGAAAGATTCAACTCCCCTAATTAAAGTGTTGTCAATATAGACTTGACTCTCATGGGAGTGAACTCTCGTTACAGAAGGCATATCTTATGTTACACAAAAAAACCCACTCCCGTAGGAGTAGGTTGATGAGTGGTGAATTTTTAATCGTTTTTACTTGATTTCTGAGCTTCTTCTTTGCTCCATAAGCATTGCCTTGGCTAAAATCGCGTAATTTACGATATCATCACAAGCATCTTCAACGCTTTCATTAGCTACCTTTAGCTCCTTATCATTCGTAAAAGACCTAATCCTTTGGATCTTATCAATTACTCTAAGTAGCAACCCTTGTACTGGGTCAATCCCAAGGACAGATGCTGCATTAAAGTTTGCAAAGGGATCTTTCGAAGTTTTCCCTCCAGTATAATCGTTATTTTTTTGTCTCATAATGTCCCTGCAAGTTTCGCAGGTATCTTTATGCAGTTTTAATAGTTCTTCAGTTGTCATAAGATTTTTTTTCTTGCATTCTTTCAATATGTTTCTCCCAAATATCTACTGTCTCGTATTCTCTTAATTGTTCTTGAGCTGCCTGTATTCTGTTTTTAGCTAAGTTAGCTCTTGCTTGCCAATATATTTGGAATGGAAATTTAAACCAGCAAATCAAGCCAACCACAATTCCAAGAGGTATGCCAATTAGAATTGAGCCAATAAGTATCATAAAGTTTTGAAATTTATATATCATAAATTAAAGTATTTTTTTATTTTGCGGTATACCACTTTGGTGTTTCGCTGTATTGCCATTTAGCCATATAGGATTTATCATGATTGTAATACTCACGATACTTTTCGACAACAGAAAGCGTCTCAAAGTTTGCAAGTTCCCTGCATCTCTGGTCTTGAGCAATTGCTACAGCAAATTCTGTTTGCTCTTGCTTATCGAAGTGTAAGCGATGTTTGTTCTCCAGAATCCAAATCAAAGTATCTGTGCTTTTATGACGTTTACCATACCTTCTAGTATATTCGTTAAGTAAAGATGCTGTATGCTGAACGAGCCACTCAAAGTTACCACGAGACTCTCTAGCCCAGATTGCAGAGGGATGGTTGTAGTGAGTCTTCTTATATGGCGCTTCAAGATCCTGCATCCAAAATGTAGTGCAGAGAAGTTGGCTGCATTCAAGAATCATCTTGACACAGTGTTTGTCGCAATGCTGACGAGCAGCAATTTCAGGGTCTTTATCTAAGCAGAATATATTCATGTCTGGGCTAATTTAAACGCTTAAAAATTGAAGTCAAGCATCTTTTCCCTCATTTGTGTGTAAGGCTACCTCAATCTCACCCCTAGCAAATTGCAGCCCAATCACGAGAAAGTCCCAAAGACTACGATCATACTTCTCAGTTAATTCTAATTTTTCTTTAGTTTCTGCGTAGAGATTAGCTTGAGCTTCTTTTAATTGACTCATTTCTACCCTAGCTTTATCTAATATTTCTAATTTTTCTTCTGAAGTCATCAAAATATTCTCAATGTTCTGTCCCTTTAGTCAAGATCAAAGTGTAATTATTTAAGATGAAAAGACTTTCTTCAGTCGAGGTTTTAAATAAAAAAATAAAAATTATTTACGAGGAAATGGAGGACTGGGGGGAGTGCTTTATGGACGATAAGCTAATTAAATTGAATAAAAAATGCCTAACAGATCCAGAACAGCACTGGTGGACATTGGTTCATGAAGTGACGCACATGATTTTTGAGATGACGGGTATAGCTTTCATGGAATTGAACGACGAAGAGGCTTATGTAAGGTGTGTAGAGAATTTAGTTATTCCTTGGGCGTTGAATAACAGTGGGTTAAGAAAAAAGTGATTTTTTAATCAAAAAGGTGTTGACCCGCCTGAGAATTGTGATATTCTCTGGGCATGGAAATCAACGAGATATTCAAAGAAGCAATTGGGCAAGAGTCAGTCAAGCGCACTTTGAGTGTATT